AGTTCCAAGTCTGTTATCTGTTCCAAATTGTTTCCAGCATGGTATATTGGGAGAAATCCAGAACATGAAATTCTTACTGTTTCTCATAGTGATCAACTTTCTAGCGACTTTGGGCGTTCTGTTCGTGACATTGTTAATTCTGAAGAGTTTCAAGAGATATTCAAGACTGTTTCCCTCCGAACGGACGTTAGAGCGGCAGGAAAGTGGAAGACAACACAGAATGGCACGTACTATGCAGCCGGGGTCCGTAGTCAAATTGCAGGACGAGGGGCTAATATAGCCATTCTGGACGATGTGATGTCCGAAGAGGACTCATATTCGGAAGCAGGACGTAGATATGTAAAGGAATGGTATCCTGCCGGTCTAAGAACTCGTATTATGCCCAATGGAGCTATACTTATAATTAATACTCGCTACCACTACGATGATCTGTGTGGCTGGCTGCTGAAACAACAGGAGGAAATGAGCGAATATAAGACTCTTCCGTGGGAGGTAATACGTATTCCTGCATGGTTGGACGAAGAAGCAGCAGAATTACTGAATTTACCCGTAGGTAGCTCCTATTTCCCTGAATGGAAGCCAAAGGAAATACTACAGATAGATGAGAATGAGATTAAAGCCTCCAATGGAGCCAGATACTGGAATGCACTCTACATGCAGAACCCAACTCCAGAAGAAGGTGGACTAATAAAGAAGAAATGGATAAAATGGTGGGAATATGAAGATCCTCCAACGTGTGACTTTCTACTACAAACGTATGATACAGCATTTTCCACGAGAACTACGGCAGATTTTAGTGTAATACAAACGTGGGGCATCTTCTCCATGTTTGACGAAGATGAAGAAGGTAGAGAATCATACGTATCAAATTTAATACTATTGGGAAATATCAAGGGAAGGTTTGAATATCCAGAACTACGTCGAATGTCTCAATTCTTATTTAATGAATTTAAACCAGACGTATGTATCATAGAGAAGAAGGCAAGTGGTCAGTCGCTAATACAGGATATGAGGAGAAGTGGTCTACCCGTAAGGGAATATCTACCAGATAGGGATAAGGTAAGCAGAGTATATGCTGCATCACCCATGATGGAATCTGGAAAGGTATGGATACCAAAGAATAAAAAATGGGCTGATGATTTGGTGGAAGAACTGATACAGTTTCCAAATGCAGCCCATGATGATCAGGTAGATGCACTTACAATGGCAATTCACTTCATGAGAGAGTCGTGGCATCTGACCCATCCTGAAGATCCAGAATGGGAAGATGAACCAAGAAAAAAGAAAAGGGTTGCATATTGGCGTACTTAGGTGTATAATGTAAGTATGGCTATAAATAAAGATAAAACTAAGTAGGGGAAACTATGGCTACAGAACGAAATCCATTTGAAAAGATACCAGAGGAAGTTGCAAATGTAATTCCTATGAATCCTACTCCAGTTGAAGATGAACAGGAAGCTACATTTGAAGTAGAGCCAGATGGTGGTGTTACAGTTGACTTTACCCGTACTGTTGTTATGGAAGCAGAGGCTCCCATAAAAGAATGGTATGCTAATCTTGCAGAAGATCTGGATGATGATGTGCTACAGGAAATAGCACATAATGTTTATACAAATTATGATTCAGATAAGAACTCCCGGCAAGAATGGGAGTCAATGTTTGAACGTGGATTTGACTTACTAGGGTTAAAGATACAGGAAGCATCACAACCATTTGAAGGGGCATGTAGTGCTGTACATCCTTTACTGATAGAGTCAGCCGTCAAGTTCCAGAGTAAAGCCTCACAGGAATTGTTTCCATCAGCAGGACCAATTAAAACGCAGATACTAGGTAAGTCCAATCCCAAGCGTGAGCAGCAAGCGAATAGAGTGAAGAACTTTATGAACTATCAGCTTACGGAGCAGATGCCAGAGTACTTTGATGAATTTGAAAAGATGTTGTTCCATCTTCCATTGATTGGATCAGCATTCAAGAAAGTATATTATGATGCTAATTTAAAACGTCCCGTATCTGAGTTTGTTCCCATCGATCAATTCTACGTATCTTACTACTCCAGTAATTTGTCCAAGGCAGATAGATATACTCATGTAATTTATCGTAGCCCTGTTGATCTGTCAAAAGATGTTCGATCAGGAATATATTCAGATACAGAATTACCAGATGCTACTGATCCACAACCAACAGCCTTTGCATCGAAGATGGATACCATTCTTGGTTTCTCTCCGACACAGGATACAGATCCACAATATGTTTTGCTGGAACAACATTGTTATCTGGAAATAGATGAACCTAATTCAGAAGAGGGAATTGCACTTCCCTATATTGTAACGATAGAAGAACAATCACGAAAAGTTTTATGTATTCGTAGAAACTATAAATCTGATGACACGAACAAGGAAAAGATAACTCACTTTGTCCATTATAGATTCGTACCGGGATTTGGTTTCTACGGATTTGGCCTAATGCACTTCTTGGGAAATCTGACCATGAGTGCGACAGCAGCAATGAGAAGTCTTATTGATGCAGGTCAATTTGCGAACCTGCCGGGAGGATTTAAGGCCAAGGGTGTAAGGATGGTTGGAGACAATGATCCTATCAGTCCCGGTGAGTTTAAAGAAGTTGAATCAACAGGTATAGACTTGCAGAAGGCTATTATTCCTCTCCCCTACAAAGAGCCTTCCTCTACATTGTTCCAGATGTTGGGCTTTGTAACTAAAGCAGGTCAGAGCTTTGCCGACAGTACAGAACAAATGGTATCGGAAGCATCCTCTTATGGACCTGTAGGTACAACGATGGCACTACTGGAAGCCTCCAGTAAATTCTTCTCAGCAATCCACAAGCGATTGCACAAAGCACAGAGAGATGAATTTAGGATCTTGGCTAGAATCGACTATGATTATCTACCAAGCGAATATCCGTATGATGTGCCTTATGAAAGTCGGAATATCTTTAAATCCGATTTCGACGGAAGAGTGGACGTTATCCCCGTTAGCGATCCCAATATTCCATCGAATGCTCACCGCCTTATGATTGCACAGATGGCTATGCAAATGGCACAGCAATCACCCCCCGGCTTGTTCAACATGGAAGCATTAAGTAGAACAATACTAAGTGCTGCAAATATGCCAAATCTGGAAGAAATACTTCCACCAAAGATAAAACCACAGAATCTTGATCCAGTATCAGATATTATGGCAGCGGTAAAGGGAATGCCTATAGCTGCTTTCCCCGGTCAGAACCATGATGCACATGTTCAGATAAAGATGGCCTACTTGCAAGATCCCTTAAATGGGGGAAGTCCTACCATGCAACGTGTAAAACCTATTCTGGAAGCGAACATTCAGGAACACATGGTTCATAAGTATCAGGAACAGATAGATGGGGTAACAAAAGCAGCAATGGAGCAGTCTCCAGAACAGGGACCAGAAATAATTGAAGGTGCAATGGTCTATGCAGCACATCAGGTATTGAATGCAAATAAAGCAATGGGTCAGGCAAAGTCACCTGAACAGCAACTGGTTATACTCGAACAGAAGAAAGTAGAACTGGAACAGCAGAAGTTGCAAATGGAAGCTATTAATAATGCTGCGGAAGCCGCATTGGATGCACAGAAACTTCAATTGGAAGAAGCCAAACTTATGAAGGAGGTTGTTTCAGAAGGACAAACTGTTCAGTTCCGTAAGGAGAAAGCTGATCTTGACAGAGCAAGTAAAGAAACAATCAAGCAATTGGAGATATTGGCAAAGAGTGCCTTAGAAGATCAGAAGTCAGAAATGAAATCACTAGATATGCTGATCAAGATAGCAACAGAACAGCATAAAATTAGTTTAGATAAAGAGCATATAAAAGAAAAGGTTCTGGAACAGGCCAGAAAAAGTGAATCAGATAAAGACATAAAAATGATGGAAATTATTAATAATATTATATCAACAGAAACTAAAATGAGAGGAGAAGACAATGCCTAAATATGGAGGAGTACATTACCCTAATGATACATTGATGATGGTGGAGTTGGTGCCAGAGCACGTAAAGGTGTTTTGAATGAACGTCCCGATTCAGGATGGAAATATCCCAAACCAGTTAGAACATAAGGAGAATATAATTATGTGGTCAACCCCTATTGTAAAAGAAATTGCTGTGGGCTTGGAAATTAATTGTTATATGTGTGCAGAAATTTAATCTTAGATGGAAATATGGGATGAAGTAATAAAGGAGTATAATGACGAATTAAATAAATTAAAGAATACTCTTGGAGATGGTAATGCAGAGAATTATTCTCATTACAGACAACTTGTAGGGCATATTTATGGAATTGAATGGTGTCGTACAACCCTAACAACAATTATTAAGAATCGTTTTTACGACGAAGAGGAGTAAATGCAACAGGTACATTTAGGTAACGCTATCAAAAATGATATGTGGATTACAGAGGATGAGATCAAAGATCCAAATCCTCTACCAGAGCTACCGGGATATCATATCCTGATAAGACCAATAAGTATAAAAGGAGTAACAAAGGGAGGTATTGTACTTCCAGATTCTACCAAGGATGATATGGCATATCTTACCACGGTAGGAAGAGTTCTTTCCATAGGAGATCTAGCCTATCAAGATGAGGTAAAATTTCCAAATGGAGATTGGTGTACAGAAGGAGACTATGTTTGTTATGCTAAACATGCTGGTCAGAAGTTATATTATAAATCAGTACGATTAATATTACTATTTGATGATCAGGTAATATGCAGAGTGGAACATCCAAAGGATTTAGATCCAACATTTAATTTAACATCTGGTTCTTAATGCTTGCATATTATTAATTAATGTAGTATAATAAGGTAAGAACGTAAATCCGTATGTTTCGTAAACAGCGAAAGGAACTAAAATGGCTGATAAAGAAGAATGGACGGAAGTGGAAACTGTTACGTCCGATGACGATAAGAATAAGGTAGAATTTGAAGTTGAGGAAGAGCAGAAAGTACAAGCTGAAGCAGATACTCCTTCAGATACAGAGCAACCGAAAGAGGAAAAACCACCAGAGGAACTGGAGGGAATTGAAACTAAAGGTGCTCAGAAAAGAATACGTCAGTTAATCAAGCAGAGAAAAGATCGTGATGATCAGATTTCTCTACTCATAAAGAATAATGAGGAATTAACTGGAAGACTTAGTACGAGAGAACAGGAATTTACAAATATAAATAAATTGCATTTAGATGCAAATGAAAAGCAAATTACTGATAAGTTGGAGTTAGCCAGAGCAGCCTATAAGTCAGCACATGACGAAGGGGATACAGGAAAGATCCTACAAGCACAGGAATTTCTGAATGAAGCACAGAATGATCTAAAGGCATTAGGTGCTACAAAAGCTCAGTTTGAACAGCAACCACAAGAACAGGTTCAGCAACCCCAACAACAGTATGCTCCACCGCAAGGCGCAGCAGATCCTAAAGCAGTCGAATGGTCACAGAATAATGATTGGTTCGGAAAAGACAGGGTTATGACAGCATCTGCACTTGCACTGGATGCAGAATTAAAAGAAGAAGGGTTCGATCCAAGTGATCCAGAATTTTATAAGGAAATTGACAATAGACTTAAAGAAGCATTTCCGCAAAAATTTAACTCTACTGTCGAGAAAAGTTCGGTGCAGGAACAACCGTCTAAACCTGCTCAAGTGGTAGCTGGAGCGTCACGTTCCACTCCAAGTCCCGGTAAAGTAAAACTGACAAAAGAAGATGTTAGGATTGCTGGAAAATGGGGCATACCACTTGAACAATATGCTGCGGAAAAGCTGAAGGTAGAAAATGCCGATGGCGAATACACAGCAATAAATACGTAACGTGGAGGAGAAATTATGACACGTATTGAAGAATCACGTAATTCTCAATTAAGGGAAACTGAAACTAGAGAAGAAACAGAGTACGTCTTTGAAGAGCCAAACGCAACTCATATACCTCGTGGAGTTGAAGAAAGATTTAATCAGCAAGATATGTCTCTTGGTTGGTTAAGAATCCTTCTTAATGGTCAGGATGATTATCAAGAAATTGGTAAGAAGCAATCACAAGGATGGGAATTTGTTACTCCTGATGAAGTACCCGAAATGGGAGCAACTTCTGTCGTGAGGGAAGAAGGTCGCTATGCTGGAATTGTCACTCGTGGAGACATTGCTTTGGGTAAAATACCCACGGTCAAGCTAGAGGCTAAACGTCGCCATTATAGAGGTAAGTCAAATGAGATGTTGGAGGCCGTTAATGCTCAATTAATGAACTCATCCAACTCTAAAATGCCTATCTCCAATAATAGCAAATCGAGAACATTTAAAGGACGAACTCCTACGTTTCAGGAATAGTCCTTAAACTGGAAGGAGAAATAATATGTCTAGTACACGAGCATTACGTGGCTTCCTTCCTGCTCGAAAAAAGGGACAGAATTATAATACAGGTGGAACAACTACTTTTGTTTCCCCTACTACTATAACTCGTGCCCCTAAGAAACTGTATACTGGTGACTTGATCTGTATTGAAGCTAGTGGTACTATTTCTGAATCTATTGGTGCTACCCTGAAGCCTTCGGGCGTAT